AAACACCGCGCTCAAATGGCTGTACAGCAAGCGCAACGGGCAGCGCAAAAAACGCCTAGTAAACCCAAGAAGGAGTGAGATTGAACGACTACAAGTTGTTGGCTGTAGTTGCCAAAGAGATCGAGAAGATGCGACAGGAGCAAATTGCCTTTGTCGCTGCAAGTCGAGCCGATACCTTTGACGAATACAAAAAAGTCTGCGGAGTCATCCGGGGTCTGAACCTCGCAGAAAACATCATTAACGACCTTGTGCAAAAAATGGAGAAGTCTGATGACTGAGTTTGACGTAGCGGCAGTAGACCTGTCTGGAATCTTGAACACCACTGCGGAGCAAAAAGCCAAGCAGTTGCCTGACCCCAAGCGGTTTCATATGTTGTGTGTCGTTCCCGAAGCAATGGAGGAATACCACGACAGTGAAGTGGGGCTGATTAAAGATGCCAAGACAATGCACTATGAGGAAGTACTCACTCCGGTTCTATTTGTTGTGAAGCTTGGCCCAGATTGCTACAAAGACGCTACCCGGTTCCCCAATGGACCGTCGTGCAAGGAAGGTGATTTTGTCATCGTCCGACCCAATACAGGCACCCGCCTGAAGATTCATGGCCGTGAATTCCGCATCATCAACGATGACTCGGTTGAAGCAGTTGTGGAAGACCCCCGTGGCATCACACGAGCATCATAAGGAGTAATCATGGCAACATTGCCTGCATTTAAAGGTGAAGACTACAAGTTTCCTGACGAACAGGAGGCCGTTGTTGAAGACAAGTTTGAGGTAGAAATCGAGGACGATACCCCTCCAGAGGACCGTGGGCGCAAGCCTATGAAGGAGCCTGTGGAAGACCCGACCGAAGACGAACTATCCTCCTATGACGAGAAGGTACAGGCTCGCATCAAAAAGTTCACCCGTGGCTATCACGATGAGCGTCGCGCCAAAGAGGAAGCCCTGCGCGAACGAGAAGCAGCCGAAACCTTCGCCCGACAAGTGTTTGAGGAGAACAAACGTCTCCAACAGCAGCTTTCTACGGGTAGCAAGGCGTTTATTGAGCAGACGCAATCCACCGCTGAAATCCAGCTTGGTGCCGCCAAAAAGCGGTACAAAGAGGCTTATGAAGCAGGGGATGTAGATGCACTTGCCGACGCACAAGCGGATATTGCCAAAGCTACCTTGAGGATGGACAAAGCCTCTGATATGAAGCCTATCGAGGTGGAGGACAAACAGTTTGTCTCCGCCCAACCCGCCGCTCCTAAGTTGGATCGCCGCACTCAAAAGTGGATAGATTCCAACAAAGAATGGTGGGGGGTAGACGATGAGATGACTATGACTGCTATGGGGCTTGACAAGAAGTTACAGAAGCAGTATGGTGCCGACTATATAGGTACTGAAGAGTACTTTGAAACCATCGATAAAACGATGCGCAAGAGATTTCCTGAGAAGTTTGAAGACGCTCAGAGCGATGAGGATGACGAACCGCCTCCAAATAAAAGAACGTCAGAACCGGCCTACGAGGATGATCCTCCACGCCGTGCAACAAAACCCGCTGCGGTGGTGGCCCCGGCCTCCCGTAGCACCCCGCCTAACCGTATTAAGTTAAAGGGGTCCGAAGCTGCGATTGCTCGCAGGCTTGGGGTCCCGATTGAAGAATACGCTAAACAGGTTGCCAAACTAAGAAGAGGTGAATAATGGATCAAATGCAAGTCAAAGCTGCTGAAAAAGCACAAAATCGTATGAGTCGTGAGTTGGACTCTCGTGCCGTGATGCAACGCCCAACAGCGTGGCGTCCGCCTGAGACCCTGCCCATGCCAGATGAACGTCCGGGGTGGAAACACCGCTACGTTCGCATCAGTACGTTGGGCACCGCTGATCCAAGCAACATTTCTTCAAAGTTACGCGAAGGCTACGAGCCGTGTAAAGCGGACGAGTATCCCGAGCTAATGATGCACGCTACCACCGAAGGTCGCTTTAAAGGCAACATTGAGGTGGGTGGACTGTTGCTCTGTCGGATTCCGACTGAGTTCTTGGAGCAGCGTATGAAATACTACGACACTCAAAATAGAGCCCAAATGGATTCCGTGGACAACAATTTTCTTCGTGACAGTGATCCTCGTATGCCTCTTTTTTCAGAGAAGAAAACGAAGGTTACTTTCGGTTCTGGTTCATAAACTTGGAGTCTTAAATGGCATATCCTACGATCGACAAGCCTTACGGCTTGAAGCCGATCAATCTGTATGGCGGTACCCCCTTCGCGGGCGCTACTCGCCAGTATCGGATTGCTTCGGCATACAACACTGGAATTTTTTACGGCGATGTTGTTGAGATGATTAACGATGGCACGATTATCAAATCTGCTATTACGACCGCTCGCGCAACCGTAACGACTTCACAGGTCATTGGCATTTTCTTGGGCTGTTCTTACGTTAACGCGCAAGGTCAGACCACTTTTGCCCAATACTTCCCTGCAAACACCACGGCTCCTACGGGTACGTTCATTACCGCTTACGTGTGTAATGATCCCAACACCCTGTTCAAAGCTGTGATCGCCGCAGGCGCAACTGCTGATGACGCAACTTCTGGTTTGCTGCCTTCCTCTACTACGCAATTTACCGTCATTGGTACCAACGTAGCTTTGGTGCAAAACAGCGGTTTGACGACTACTGGCGACAGCCGCGTAGCCGTTGCGTCGTCTGCAACCACTGGAACCTTACCCATGAACGTTGTTGACGTTGTTCAAGACACGTCTTATGTCAACGGTTCTGGCAACGTTGTGTTCCCCGAGGTCATCGTTCGCTGGAACTTTGAGATTCATACCACCACTATCGCTTCTGGCGTTTAATCAAGGAGCTAAATCATGGCTATTTCACGCGCACAACTGCTGAAAGAGTTGCTCCCTGGTCTGAACGCTTTGTTCGGTATGGAGTATTCTCGTTACGGCGAAGAACACAAAGAGATCTACGAAACTGAGACCTCTGAGCGTTCGTTTGAAGAAGAGACCAAACTGTCTGGATTCTCCGCCGCTCCGGTGAAGAACGAAGGCTCTGCAATTGCTTATGACAATGCGCAGGAAGCTTGGTCAACCCGCTATACGCACGAAACCATTGCCTTGGGTTTCTCGATCACTGAAGAAGCGGTCGAAGATAACTTGTACGACAGCTTGTCTGCTCGCTACACCAAGTCCTTGGCTCGCGCTATGGCTTACACCAAGCAAGTCAAGGCTGCTTCGGTCATTAACAACGGTTTCTCCAACACCTACGCAGGTGGTGATGGCGTTTCCCTGTTCAATGCCAGCCACCCCTTGATCTCCGGTGGTGTCAACAGCAACACTCCCTCCACTCAAGCTGATTTGAACGAGACTTCTTTGGAAGCCGCCGTTATTCAGATCGCCGCTTGGACGGACGAGCGTGGTTTGTTGATCGCAGCCAAGCCCAAGAAGATGGTTGTTCCCCCTGCCCTGATGTTCGTGGCCAAGCGTTTGCTGGACACCGAACTGCGGGTCTCTACTGCTGATAACGATATCAACGCTATCAAGCAGATGGGTGCAATCCCTGAAGGCTACTGTGTCAATCACTTCTTGACTGACACCAATGGCTGGTACTTGACCACTGACGTGCCTAACGGTATGAAGCACTTTGTCCGCACCCCCTTGCAGAACAGCATGGACGGTGATTTCGACACTGGCAACGTCCGCTACAAGGCCCGTGAGCGTTACAGCTTCGGCTGGTCTGATCCCCTCGGTATGTGGGGTTCTTCAGGTTCAACCTGATAGATTCAGTACGGTAGAGGTGACTGGCCTGCCACTAGGGCTCCTTCGGGAGCCCTTTTTATTTGTTGCGCCCCATAAAAAACCGTGATATATTGGCTCCATTCCGGGGTTCCCGGTGTATCTGACAGTCCCGGCTGACGACATGCAGACAGATACGCCCCACTTGCATGTAAGGAAACAATCATGTCAAACACGACTTTTAGCGGCCCAGTTCGCTCGCAAAACGGCTTCCAGTCTATCACTGTAAACGGCACCACGGGCGCTGTAACTGTTGATGCAACCTTTGGCACTGCCACCTCGGTGGCCAGCGTTACGGTCTCTTCTTTTGTTGATCTGCCCGCCATTTTGACTGCCGCTTTGCCTACCGCAGCCGCTTCCAATGCTGGTCAAGTTCGCTTGATTAGCGACAACGGCGCAGGCAACAACGAGTACTGCCTTGTGATCTCTACTGGCTCTGCCTGGGTTACCGCTGTTGGCGCTGCTCTGAGTTAATCAACCCAACGGGGCTACGGCCCCTGTTTTAAAGGAGTTTGATTATGGGAATGCAGACTGATGTTAAATCAACGCGACTGACGGCAGACGGGCAAGCAGTTGCGTACCGCACTCGTGTAAAAACTGTCTACGGCCTTGCAGGGGCAAGCGCAGGGTCGGTCAAGTTCTACAACGGAACAGACAACACAGGCGACTTATTGCTTGATGTGGACACCCCCGCAGGCACAGCAAATACGTTTCTTCTACCAATCCCCGGTGAAGGCGTCTTGTTTACCGCAGGCGTTTACGTTGATGTGACCAACATCACGGGCGTGACAATTGTCTATGGCTAAGTCACCTGCATGGCAACGCAAGGAAGGCAAATCCGAGAAGGGCGGCTTGAACGCCAAGGGACGGGCTTCCTACAACGCAGCCAATCCGGGCAAGCCGGGGTTAAAAGCCCCGCAGCCCAAGGGCGGCAGCAGGCGCGACTCTTTCTGTGCAAGGATGACTGGGATGAAGAAAAAACTCACATCCGAGAAGACAGCCAACGACCCAAACAGTCGGATTAACAAGAGCCTACGGGCTTGGAATTGCGCCGAGGGTGGGTATGTGAACTCAGCAGATGGCATCGCCACCAAAGGCAAAACTAAGGGTAGGTTTGTCTGATGGAGATGGCTGTTTGGAACGCTATTTTGACGGCCTTTCTGGGGCTAATTGGTTGGAATCTGAAAGAGAAGTCCGATGAGATCAAACGCCTTCAGATTTTGATTAACAAGACCCGAGAAGAAATGCCCAAAGAGTACGTGACCAAGATAGACTTGCACACAGATATCAATCGAATCATGGACAGGTTGGACAGGCTAGAAACCAAGATCGACATGTTCATGAAGGAGCAACGAAGTGCCCTCAGTTAGCAAGAAACAACATAACTTCATGGCGGCGGTGGCCAACAATCCAGCGTTTGCCAAGAAGGTTGGGGTCCCTAAAAGCGTGGGGCAAGATTTTGCCGCTGCTGACAAAGGCAAGAAGTTTGGCGCGGGTACCCGTGCTGATTTGCAAGGTGTGAACAAGCCCAAAACCAATCAGGGCAAAACTGAACTTTTTAACAAAGGTGGCGAAATGAAAGAATCTAAAGCAATGGTCGGTAAAGAGATGGCCTTCATGAAAAAGAAGGGCGCTCCTGCTTCCATGATGAAACATGAGAAGGCCGAGATGATGGGCATGAAAAAAGGTGGCATGAAGAAGATGGCCTCTGGTGGCATCGCCGCTTCAAAAATGGGTTCTGTTAGAACCGCCGCTCCCAGTGTGGACGGACTTGCTGCCAAGGGTAAGACCAAAGGCACTCAAGTCAAAATGGCTGGCAGCAAACCTCTGGGTATGAAAAAGGGCGGCAAAGCCTAAAAGGAGCCTGACATGGCACGAGGACGAGATTTAGCTGGGCTTGCAGCCCTCGCTGGGTTGGCCTACATGGCCAACAAAAAAGGCAAAGAAACCACCGGGGTTGACCCCGATGCGGCTATGGGCGCTGGCGCAGTTTCCCCCGAGGACGCCCGTGGCAACGCCGAGATGGCGCGTATGGCAGCTTTAGACAACCCTGACTTCGAGCCCGGTATGTACACGAAGGAGCCCGGTGGGGATTCCGCGCCTGCACCCGCTCGTGCCGCTCCTACTCGTTCTGTTGCTGCGGCCCCTGCCCGCCCCAACATTGTGAGTCGGGAAGAAGGAATGAAGAACTACGTTCCTCGCCGCAAACCGCCTGCCAGTACAGTGTCCTCTTCAGAAGAAGGAATGAAGAACTACGTTCCTCGTCGTACCCCGCAAGCCCAAGCTCCCGCCCGAGCCGCCGCTCGCCCTTCTGCCGCTGAACAAAAGTATTCTGCTGATCCGGATGCAACCATTGGTAAATTTGTTCCCGGCATAGGGTATGTAGATGTCAACGGGAATATCATGTCTCGCAATAGGCAGTACAAAAAAGGCGGCGCAGTCAAGACCAAAAAGATGGCCAGTGGTGGCATGTCTTCGGCTTCTAAACGTGCTGACGGTATTGCCACTCGCGGCAAGACCAAGTACAAAATCTATTGAGGTGAATCATGGGGCGCTTTACAAGACATGGCATGGACAACCAACCGCTTGAGGGCGGTGGCGGGGGTGGGAGTGGTATTGCCAGCAAAATTGGAAATGCTATTGGTGCCGCTGGTGCTGCCGGGGTAGCAGCCACTCCTATTGGTGTTGCCTATAAGGCCAACGAGTTGGCAAAAGAACGTGAAGCCGCTGCTGGAAAGAAGCGGGAGGCTGCCGCTGAGATGAAGCGCGAAACCCGAGGGGTAGAGAAGTCTGGTACTGACAGAGCGCGGGAAGCCGCCAAAGTTATTTCAGACGATGAGAAGTACACCAAGGAAACCCCGGATCAAAAGTACGCCAAGGGTGGTACTGCTTCCTCTCGTGCTGATGGCTGTGCTCAGCGGGGTAAGACCCGTGGGACGATCATCAAATGATGGCAAGCCGTGGGATGGGGGCAATCAACCCCAGGAAGATGCCGACCAAGAAGGTCATCCATCGCACGGATAATCCTGACGATGTGGACATGTACAAAGAGGGCGGCGGCGTGAATGCTGCTGGCAACTACACCAAACCGGGTATGCGTAAGTCGCTGTTCAATTCCATCAAGAATTCAGCAACGCAGGGTACGGCGGCAGGTCAGTGGTCAGCCAGAAAAGCGCAGTTGCTGGCCAAACGGTACAAGGCAAAAGGCGGGGGGTACAGAGATTGAAAGCGCCGCAGGCTTCCCTTAAAAATTGGACTGACCAAAAATGGAGAACCAAAAGTGGAAAACCGTCTAGCAAAACAGGTGAGCGATACCTTCCAGAAGCTGCGATCAAAAGTCTCAGCCCTGCTGAGTACGCTGCGACAACGCGGGCAAAGCGAGCAGGTAAAAAAGCCGGAAAACAATTCGTAGCGCAACCAAAAAGCATTGCGAAGAAAACAGCAGGGTTTAGATAATGGCAGTCACATCTGGCGCAACAACATTCAACCTTGACCTGACAGAGTTGGTCGAGGAAGCCTACGAGCGTGCTGGTTCGGAGTTGCGCACGGGTTACGACCTGCGTACAGCGCGGCGTAGCCTCAACATCATGTTTGCAGATTGGGCCAGTCGCGGCATCAATATGTGGACGTTCGAGCCGGGCATCATTGACTTGGTTCAAGGGCAAAACACCTACGCACTGCCAGACGACACCATTGATCTGCTGGAGCATGTGATTCGCACGGGTGGGAACGTGGCGGCAACGCAAGCCGACCTGACCATCACCCGTATCAGTGTTTCTACTTACGCTACGATCCCTAACAAGATTCAACAAGCTCGCCCAATTCAAGTGTGGGTGCAGCGGTTTAATGGCCAGAACTCGCCCGTGAGCGCAACTCTGAGCACCACAATTACTTCGTCGTCTACTGAGATTGTGTTAAGCAATGCTACGGGTTTACCCGCATCTGGGTTCATCAAGATCGACAACGAGATCATCAACTACGGATACATAACAGGCAATACCCTGTATAGCTGCTTTCGTGGCCAACAAAATACCACTGCGGCGGCTCACACTGCTGGGGCGATTGTGTACTGGGCGCAAGTCCCGGCAGTCACAGTTTGGCCGACTCCCGACAATGCCCAGACGTATCAGTTTGTGTACTGGAGACTGCGCCGTACCCAAGATGCGGGTGGCGGTGTCAACGTTATGGACGTGCCGTTCAGGTTCATTCCCTGTATGGCGGCGGGCTTGTCCTACTACATTGCTGGCAAGATTCCTTCTGGTTTTGAGCGTATTCCCATGCTGAAGTCTCAGTATGACGAAGCTTGGCAGATAGCGGCTGGCGAAGACCAAGAGAAAGCGTCTGTTCGCTTTGTGCCTCGTCAGCAGTTCATTGGTGGAACTTAATGGGGAATAGGTTTGCTTCTGGCAAAAATGCGATCTCCCAGTGTGATCGCTGTGACCAGCGTTTTAAGCTTTCAATCTTGAAGCGTGAAGTCATCAAGGGTCGTAACTACGACCTCTTGGTTTGCCCGGAGTGTTGGGACCCAGATCAGCCACAATTGCACTTGGGCGAGTTTCCAGTAGACGACCCACAGGGTTTGCGTAATCCCCGTCCTGATCGGAGCTATGTGCTGTCAGGGACAAGCGGGTTGCAGATCAATGTGAACGGTGGGACTGGGCCTACGGGCACGGGAACTGTGGAAGCGGGTAGCCGAATCTTTCAGTGGGGGTGGAGCCCTGTGGGGGGATCATCATTTTTTGACGCGGCCCTCACACCAAATAACTTGGTTTTGAGCGTGCAATTGGGTACAGTATCGGTATCAACGACATAAGGAGTCGAAATGGACACGAAGACAGTGAAGAAAATTGCCGACAAGGAAGTCATGGCGCATGAAAAACGCCTGCACCCCAGTGCAAAAAAGATGGCTGCTGGTGGCAAGACCAACTCCCAGATGCTTAAGTATGGGCGTAATATGGCCAAAGTAATGAACCAGCGTAGCCCTGGTCGTGGAGGCTGATATGGCAACATACAAGGTACCCAAAAAAGTGGCCACTGTGGTTGTTGGCGAAGAGCCAGCAAAAGAGACGATGCGTAAAGCAAACGTGTCTGTGGCCAACACGCGCAGCCAAGACTATCCCCCCACCAAGACCAGCGGCATCAAAATCCGTGGTACTGGCGCGGCTACTAAAGGCTTGATGGCCAGAGGCCCAATGGCATGAACTACACCGAGTTGTACAACACAATTCAGTCGTACACCGAGAATCAGTTTCCGGATGTATACCTTGCGAGTGGGAGTACTGTGTCTGCCACGACACAGATCAATACTTTCATCACGCAGGCTGAACAACGTATATACAACTCGGTTCAGTTCCCCTCGCTGCGAAAAAACGTAACGGGGGTAACGTCTACGGGCAACAAGTACTTGTCGTGCCCCGGCGACTTTCTTTCCACATTTTCATTGGCGGTTGAGACTGTTGATGGGCAAGAGTTCTTGCTCAACAAAGATGTGAACTTCATCCGTCAGGCGTATCCCAAAGCCACCGATACAGCAACGCCCAAGTACTACGCGCTGTTTGGCCCAACGACCTCAAACGATGCGTCTCCTGTAATTACCAACGAGTTGTCGTTCATTCTTGGCCCCACGCCAGATGCGGTGTACTCCGTTGAGTTGCATTACTACTATTACCCCACTTCCATCACCACGGCGGCTTCTGGCCAAACATGGCTTGGTGACAACTTTGACAGCGTGTTGCTGTACGGTTCTTTGGTTGAGGCGTACACCTTCATGAAGGGTGAAGTGGACATCATCACTGGCTACAACCAAAAGTACATGGAAGCTCTTGCATTGGCCAAACGTTTGGGCGATGGGCTTGAGCGCAGTGATGCGTACCGCAGTGGGCAGTACCGCACACCCGCACTGCCACAGAATACTGGGGTTGTGTAATGGCGTTTACGGGCAACTACAGTTGCAACACTCTTCGGTCAGGCTTGATAAACGGGTCGTTCAACTTCTCGTCAAACACCTTTTATCTGGCGTTGTACACCAACGCAGCCACGCTTGATGAGACCACCACTGCATACACCACGACTGGAGAAGCCTCGGGTGGCAACTATGTTGCTGGTGGGCAAATTGTCACAGCCACTGTAGGTACGGAAACCACTTCCGCTGGGAGCATCGTGTTCATCAACTTCTCGTCCCCTGCTTGGACGGGCGCGATTACTGCCAGAGGTGCGTTGATTTACAAGGCCGGAGATAATGGCGCTGTGTGCGTCTTAGACTTTGGCAGTAACAAAACATCCACCAACACTTTTCCCGTGACGATGCCTGCAAACACAAGCACATCGGCGCTCATTCGGTTTGTTTAAGGAGTATCCTATGTTCAACGAAAAAGCTCAATCTACTGACACCGTAACTGCGGGTCTAGTTGCTGGTACAGCCCTGAAAAATGGCGCTCATGGCGGGGGCGTGTTTCACGTTCAATGTCTAGATAAAGATGGCAACTTAAAGTGGGAAGACGAGATGCACAATCTCGTGGTCAATGTGGGGCTGCAAAACATGAATACTCAGTACTTCACAGGTACTACGTATACGGCTTCGTTTTTCCTTGGATTGGTAACTGGCCCCGGTTCTGGCACGACATATTCCGCCTCTGACACTTTAGGTTCTAAATCATGGACTGAATTCACCGACTACGCTGGCTCACGCAAGTCTGTGACTTTTGGTACGGCTACTACTGCTGACCCGTCCGTCATCAGTAACTCTGCTTCGCCTGCCTCATTCACTATTTCTGGTGCCGGGGGTGTTGTTGCCGGGGCGTTCCTGTGTACTGTGAGCAGTGGCACTTCGGGGGTTTTGTTCTCTGAAGCCGACTTCCAGTCTCCTGGCGACCGTACCGTGGTGAGCGGTGACACGTTGAATGTGACCTACACGTTCAGCCTTGACGCTGCGTAATCCTTTGTGTTCGGTACATCCGCATTTGCCGCCGCGCCCTTTGCTGCTTTAGCAGGGGCAGGCGCGAGCTATGACAGCACGGTTGATGAAGCTGTAACGGCGTCAGATACAGCGGTCAATGCGGTGGCGTTGTTTGCGCCCCTGATTTTGGAAGAGATTGCGGTTGGTGAGAATATTGTTGTCGCTGAATCGAACTTCAGCGCGGCCATAGCAGAGATCGCCACTGCACTGGACACGCCTTCAGCTTTGATGGTGTTCCCGGCGTACTTTGAAGACGCGGCAACTGCTTCGGACACGTTCGCCGCTGCGGCGATTTTTGGAGGGTTGTGTGCAGACACTGCCAGCGTGTCTGATCTGTATTCAGCCCAAGCAGATTTTAACGGGGCATATGCGGATACTGGAACAGTGTCCGACTCGTTTGTTGGGGGACAGGTATATGCCTCACTCGCCCAAGATTTAATGTCAGCGTTGGATACGCCAAGTTCAAATGCGGACCTTTTGGCGTTTTTGGCTGAGCTTGCTACAGGGTTTGATACAACCGCCGCCGCTGCTGGATTTGGGGTTTCTGTGGCCGACACTGCCGCAGGGTCTGACACTACTTTGGTAGCCCCTTCCACGTTTAACGCCGCTGTCAGCGACACCGCCGCTGCTCTGGATTCGCTCTTGGCTTCAGCCGTCTTTCTTGCTACCATACAGGATAGTGCGGTAGGGGCGGATGTGATACTTGCTCAGTTCTTGTGGGAAATCATCAATGACTCACAAACGGCAAATTGGACCGAAATAAACAACTCGCAATCTACCACTTGGCAGGTTGTGAAAACCCAATCGTAAGAGGCACAAATGGCACTCGTAGTAAAAGACAGAGTACAAGAAACCACCTCAACAACGGGGACGGGCACTGTTACGCTTGGTGGGGCTGTCCTTGGGTATCAGTCCTTTGCCACAGTTGGTAATGGCAATACCACGTACTACACCATCGTAGACCTGACCGCAGGGGACTGGGAAGTTGGTATTGGTACGTACACTGCTTCGGGTACAACTCTGTCTCGTACAACCGTGTTGTCTTCCAGCAATGCAGGCTCGTTGGTTCCTTTCGCTGCGGGCACAAAGAATGTCTTTGTGACCTACCCGTCTTCGCGTTCGGTTTATCTGAGCGCGGCGGGGCTGGCTGTTGACGTTCTTGACATTGGCACACTGGGCACCAGCACGGCCAACATCACCACGGCAAATATTACGTCCGGCACAGTATCAACAACACCAACCAACAACACAGACATTGTTAACAAGCAGTACGCCGACGCCATTGCGTCTGGCATCCACTTTCATGAAGCCGTAGCCTTAGCAACTACAACAACTCTACCAGCAAACACATACAACAACGGCACATCTGGGGTAGGAGCTACGCTTACAGGAAACGCTAACGGCGCTTTGTCTGTGGACTCAACACTTACTATTGCCGCAGAACGCATACTGGTAAAGAATGAAGCGGCTGGTGCAAATAACGGCGTGTATGTTGTTACTCAGGTAGGTTCTGCCGGAACGCCTTACATTCTGACTCGTGCTACAGACTTTGATTCTGTTGGTACCGGAGTTGACCAGATTGACGAGGGTGACTTTTTCTTGGTGACCAGCGGCGTTGCTAACCTTAATACTGCTTGGGTACAACAGACTGCACCTCCTATAACGATTGGCACAACAGCACTTGTTTTTCAGCAGTTCTCCGCACCAATCACTTACACCGCAGGGACGGGGCTGTCTGAGTCTCCCACCTACACGTTCAACATCGCTAACACTGGGGTAAGCGCAACAACCTACGGCTCCGCAAGTTCTGTCCCAGTCGTGGCAGTCAACGCCCAAGGCCAGATTACTTCGGCTACCGACACAGCCATTGCCATTGCCGCAGGGGCGGTGTCTGGTCTTGCAGCTTCAGCTACCACGGACACGACCAATGCAAACAACATCACCTCTGGTTCGTTGGGTACTTCAAGGCTCACGGGTTCTTACACGGGTATCACTGGGACGGGGGCATTGGCTGCGGGTTCGTTGGCTTCAGGCTTCACGGCAGTATCGGCTCCTCTGGGCGGCACTGGGCAAACCTCTTATGCCGTTGGCGACTTGATCTATGCAGACACAACCACATCGCTGGCCAAACTTGCAGACGTAGCCGTAGGCAATGCACTGATCTCTGGGGGTGTAGGCGCGGCTCCAAGCTGGGGCAAGATTGGCATGGCAACGCATGTCAGCGGCACACTGCCAATCGCCAACGGCGGTACAAACTCTACGGCGACGGCGACAAACGGGGGTATTGGCTATGGTACGGGCACGGCCCATGCGTACTCAGTGGCGGGCACTTCCGGGCAGGTCCTGCAAAGCAACGGGGCAGCGGCCCCCACTTGGCTTTCTCAATCCAGCATCGCTGCGGGTTCAGCAACCAACGCTACTTTTGCATCATCGGCCACAAACGCCACTTTTGCGACTTCGGCTACCAATGCAACTTTTGCTTCTTCGGCCACCAACGCCAGCGCAGCTACCAACGCAGGCTACGCCACAAATGCTGGTAGGGCGTACCCTAATCGGTCTGACGGTACGGGCATTAACTTTTATTGGTCTGGCCAAGGCGGGCAACCAACTTGGCTTTGGGGCGGCAATGATGGCGTTAATTTTTACGTTTACAACCCCAGCAACTTTGCTGTGTCCTCTGCTTCTAATGCAAGTTATGCCTCTTCGGCAGGTTCCGCTACCAACGCTACGTACTCGAATAACGCAAGTGCGAAGTGGACAAGTGCGGCAATTGCTGGGTCTCAATCTGGAAACACAAGTGCAGTTGAAGTCAGAAACAACGGCGGCACTGGTGATTCAAACCTTGCAAACATCACATTCCATTGCCAAGGGACTTATGGAACGTCACTCCACTTACGGCCAGACGGTTACTTCGGCGTTGGCGGATGGTCAGCAAGCTCATGGAGATGGTACACATATCTAGGCAATGGGGATATGACTGCGGCAGGAAACGTCACTGCATATTCTGACCCACGATTAAAAACAGAAATTACCCCAATCCAGTCCGCTCTTTCCATTGTCCAGCAACTTAATGGTGTTAAATTTAAGTGGATTGAAAGCTCCATAATTGGGCATCCGGGGGAGTACGACTACGGTGTGTTAGCAGATCAGGTACAGAAGGTGTTGCCTGAATTGGTCAGTGATTCGATGCACGAAGCCCCGGAAGGGGACAAATACAAAACAGTTGCATACGATAAATTTGCTCCAATTTTAATTGAGGCAGTCAAAGAGTTAACTGCCAAAGTAACAATGCTTGAAGAGAGCCTGAAAGCACTGGGAGCTAAATAATGACGATGCCATCCAGTGGGGCACTGAATATGGGTGGTACATCCAGCCCGGTTAGTGTCGCCCAAGAACTTGGACTTGGTTTGACTACAACTATTTCAATGAACCAAGCCAATGTGCGGACTCTTGCTGGTGTTGGCGGTAGCGGTACAACGTGGAGCATGAGTTCGTTATACGGTAAATCAAATGTAACTCCTTCCGTTGAATATCTTGTAGTTGCTGGCGGGGGTGGTGGTGGCTTCAGTAATAACGATTCCCGTGGCGGTGGTGGCGGTGCGGGGGGTATGCTCACTGGTTCAGTAGGCGTATCAAAGGGTGTGACGTATACAGTCACCGTAGGCGGTGGTGGTGCGACCTCTTCAGGGGCGTCTTCAAATGGTGGCAATTCTGTATTTTCCTCAATAACATCAACTGGCGGTGGCGCTGGCGGTGGCCCTCCCGGACAAAACGGATTTTCTGGTGGTTCAGGCGGGGGCGGCGGACAAAACGGAGCCACTTCTGGCGGTGCAGGTACAGCCGGGCAAGGAAATACCGGCGGAAATGGTGGCTACGATGCAAATGGCGGGCAATGCGGTGGCGGTGGCGGTGGCGCAGGTGCAGTTGGTGCGACTGGTACTGGCAGTATTCAAGGTGTTGCAGGTGGTAACGGTTTAACTTCTTCTATTACAGGGTCATCAACTTATTACGCTGGTGGGGGCGGTGCTGGTGGACAAGTTGACGGTGGCCCCGGTGGGCTTGGTGGAGGTGGATTTGGTGGCGACGGACGTGGTGACGGAGCAAGACCAACCGCGCCCGCAACTGCCGGAACTGCAAATACAGGCGGAGGTGGCGGTGGTGGCGGCAATGGCGCATACTCGGCTGCTGGCGGTTCTGGAGTTGTGATTGTTCGATATTCAAACGCATATCCAGCCGCAGCGTCAACAACAGGGAGCCCATCTCTTACAAATACTGGCGGCTATCTTATTTACAGGTGGACGGGGTCAGGATCAATAACACTCTAGAGACATGGCACATTTTGCACAACTTAATGAACAAGGCATAGTCACACAAGTTATTGTTGTGGCTAATGATGAATTGTTGGTGGATGGCGTAGAGGACGAAGCAAAGGGGGTTGCTTTTTGTCAGTCTTTGTTTGGCGGCGACTGGAAACAAACAAGCTACAGTGGAAGTATTCGGAAAAATTACGCTGGTCTTGGGTATACCTACGACGCTAAGCGTGATGCGTTTATTCCCCCTCAACCGTATCCAAGCTGGGTGTTGGTAGAAGAAACTTGTAATTGGATTGCGCCTGTTTCTTATCCTACTAACGGTGGGATATATCAATGGGATGAAACAACGGCAGCTTGGGTTGAATTTATAAAGGAAAACCAATGAGCACATATTCCTCAAATCTTCGGATTGAACTGCCGACTAGCGGCACCCAGGCGGGTGTTTGGGGAGACACGACCAACAACAATTTGGCGTATATCCTAGATACCGCTGTCAGTGGGTATCAGACGGTCAGCGTGACTTCTGCCAGCCAAGCCCTGACATACACAAACGGCCCAACGTCCACAGCAGCAAGCAACCAAGCTGTGTATGCCATGTTGCGGTTCACCACCACGACTGGTGCTGCCTTCGCTGTCTATGCACCCCCTGCCTCCAAAGCGTACATCGTTTGGAACAACAGTGGTTATTCAATGACCATCTACAACTCGTCTGTGATTGGCAACACCACAGCAGCGGGAACAGGGGTCACGGTCACCGACGGCTCCAAAGTCATGGTCTGGTCTGATGCGACCAACTTCTATGAACTGCAAGCCGCAAACCTGACTGGTACTTTGGCGGTTGTCAATGGTGGTACAGGCGCAACCACTGCGGCAGGAGCAAGAACAAATTTAGGTTTGGTCATTGGTACAAACGTACCTTCTCCTACTGGAACCGGGGCGTCAGGTACTTGGGGTATTAACGTCTCAGGCAGCGCAGCCAGCGCCACAAATGCAACTCTGGCTACTACCGCCACTTTGGCCACTTTAGCTACTACTGCCACTTTGGCCACTACAGCTACGCTGGCTACGCTTGCAACACTAGCGTCTTCCGCAACAAATGCAACTTTTGCCACCTCCGCAGGGTCTGCCACCAATGCCGGGGCTGCTACTAACGCGGGGTTTGCGACCAGTGCGGGGTCCGCCACCAATGCAACTTTTGCCACTTCCGCAGGGTCTGCCACCAACGCAGGGTTTGCCACTAACTCAACAACCGCTGCCAATGGTGGGGTAACTTCAGTTAATGGTTTGACTGGCGCTGTTAGTATGACGGGCTATGGTGATATTGGCTCATATGTAATTGCTGGATCAACCGATTTTAATACGGTGTCTACCACCTATAGCGCCGGTACGACGGTTGCTGGAAGCACTCTAACCAGATCATCTGGTAACCAAGGTGGTGGTTCTGGGTCTGGTGCAAATAACGTAGCGTTAAATATGTGGTTTGGCGGTGGCTTTAACGGGTATGGAAACGGGACTACGATGGCAAGTAGTTTTGCTGATACAAATCTAGGACTAAGTGGGACTTGGCGATTAATGACTTTTGCGTATTACAGCGCTGGCTACGGTCAGTATTATCCAGTTGGACTTTTTGTAAGGATTGCATGATGTACTACACAGATGTAAAAAACCCTATTTGGGCTAACCCGGACAGAACCGCTGTCGTATGCCAAGTGCTATTTGAGGGGCAGTCCGAGTATTTTCCGTTTGGGGCCGTACCCCATGACGTAGAAGCACATGGCGTACAGATATATTCTGAATGCGTGTCTGGTAAATGGGGACCAATTGAAGACTATGTTGAACCTGTACGACCACCGAATACTGCGGAAGCAAATAAATCAATAGCGTCTCAACTGTTGGCTGACACCGATTGGGCTATGGTTCCAGATGTAGCGGATGCAACGCTCAGTAATCCATATCTGACAAACAAAGCGGATTTTGTTGCATATCGAAACCTGCTTCGCGCTATCGTTATAAGCCCTACGACTGGAGATTTATCTTGGCCAAATAAACCAACGGCAAATTGGAGCACTTAAATTGATCCTATCACGGCATTTGCACTTTGCAAGTCGGCCTATGAGGGCATAAAGGGGTGCGTTGCCGTCTACCAAGACCTGAAGAAAACAGGCAATGATCTGACAAAGATCACAACTGAGGTTGGTGGGGCGCTCTCAAGCTTCTTCAAAGGCCAAGCGGAACTAGAAACCAGCCACGAAAAAGCGGAATTTCAACGGGAAGACAACAGGAAAAAGGGGATCAAAGACGACCTTGCCACACAAGCCATAGACAACGTGATGTATCTGCGGCAGACCAAGCAGTTTTATGCCGATCTTGAGAGAATGGTGCGCTGGGAGATGGGAATGCCTGATCTCTGGCGTGAGATCGTTGAAGAGTATCAACGGCTGTTGGATCAAAAATCGGAGCAAGCGGCTCGTGAATTGCACGAAAAGCGGGTGAAAGCATGGCGGCGACAAAAGTTAAAAAATCAGATACTGGACAGGGTGTTGGAAACGGCGGTGGTGGTTTTCGTAATCGGTTACCTGATATGCCTGCTGTGGATAATCAGTCTTCATCATCGGGGTCGATTGGATACCTTTTTGTCTTAGTCCTGTTTGCGCTGGTCTTTGTGTTGGTGCTCCCTTTGGTTGGGATGTTGTATGTGGACACGATGGTAGTGAAGCGAGAGGCCAAGGCCCAAATGGAGAAGGTTGAAAAGCTGCGGAAGCAGGTTGAAGAAGATGCCAAACGAGAAGCCGAACCCAGATGACACCTTGAGCAAGGTGCTGGCCTATGTGGACAGCCCGTTTAAGTTGATCGCCATCCTGGTGATGGGGGTTGTGGCCTTCTCAGGGTATTTTCTTTGGCAGAACCAAGAATTGTTGGTGGGGGCATACCGGGAGAACCAGAAGATGCCCTCCATTGCAGAAGACAGAATTGAGGATGCGGCGTCACACCTGTTCAAGCATACTGGGGCAGTGGTTGTGGCAGTGTTCAAGGCCAACCCCATGTTTGGCACACGGGTGCTACACAGAGCCTACACAAAGGAAGGCCGGGACAAGATCAATGACGGGCTGGACATTGGGCTGTTTACATCCAATGCGGCCAACAACAAGGATGTGGTGGCGCTGATGGCGGGGGAGATACCCTGCGGCAGCTACACCCAGGCGCAGAGTGAGATTGGCCTTTGGTACATTGAGAAGGGCATGGCCTTTGGGTGTAGAGTGGGTGTTCCACCTGACCCCAGCAGGTTCATTGGACAGATTACCGTTGGATGGGCCGAACAGCCTGAAGACATGGAAAAGATTAACAACCTGCTGCTCATAGCGGCAACAATGCTTTCAAGGAGTAAACAGTAATGCTGACCCTATTTTCAACCCTGATCTCTTTCCTGATGGGTGGCTTGCCCAAGTTGCTGGAGTTCTTCCAAGACCGCAGCGACAAGAAGCATGAGATGGCCCTGGCCCAGCTTCAGATTCAGCGGGAGTTAGAAATGCGAAAACTGGGCTTTGAAGCCCAGGAGCGGGTTGAGCATATCAAGTCAGAGCAACTGGAGATGGAAACCAAATCCAATGAGAAGCAAGCCCTGATTGGCGCTCAACAGGCTGAGATGCAGGCCATATACGCCCACGACACGGCCTTAAACGAGGGCACAAGCGTCTGGATGAAGAATCTGAGGGCATCGGTACGGCCAGTCATCACCTACGGCTTCTTCCTGCTTCTGGTGGGCATTGACTGTGCCTTGATCTGGCATGGCTTCACCAACAGCGTAAGCTTTGCGGAAATGGCAAACCAACTGTGGGATGATGAAACCCAGGCTCTGTTCGCTTCGATTATTGCGTTTCACTTCGGTGGCAGGGCGTTCGGCAAATGAAGCTCAGCCCAGAGGCCATCAAGGTCATCTGCCACCACGAGGGCATTCGATACAAGCCGTATCGGTGCCCAGCCCTGCTTTGGACAATAGGAGTTGGACATGTACTTTACCCAGACCAAGCTAAGATACCAATGGATCAAAGAGGAGCTTACCCGCTTCGGCCAGAAGATAGCCGGGTTTTTTCAAAGGAAGAAGTAGATGGGATTCTCAGAAGCGATCTTGCAAGGTTTGAGCGTGGAGTGGCTCAGTTCTGCCCCGTTCCCCTTACACAAGGTATGTATGATAGCCTTGTTAGCTTTAGTTTCAATGTCGGTCTTGGAACACTCCAGCGTTCAACGCTTCGTCAAAAGCTGCTTCGGGGCGATAAAGCGGGTGCTGCGGAAGAACTCTTGAAGTATTGCATGGCTGGTGGGAAAATACTCAAAGGGCTGCAAAATCGTCGGATTGACGAACGCGCCATGTTCTTGTCATAGGAATCGAAATGCCCTTACAGAAACTTGCATTCAGGCCGGGAACCAACCGAGAAAGTACCAACTACGGCAATGAAGGCGGCTGGTACCAAACTAACAAGGTGCGTTTTCGTTCGGGTCTACCAGAGAAGATTGGCGGCTGGAATAAAGACAGAGGTGTTTTGTCCACTGATGTGGAAGGCTTAACCACCCCAATTGTTTACCCGTCAACTGGCGTTATTTGGGGCGTTGTGCGCTCCATGTGGAACTGGGTAACGCTGTCTGGTTACAACTTGTTGTCGCTTGGCTCCAACCTCAAGTACTACATTCAAAACAGTAAAGACGGCAACTTCTTTGATGTAACCCCCATACGGGACACAGCCACTGCGGTACCCAACGCATTTACCACCAACACCGCGACCAACACTCCCCCGCCAGTAGGGGCGGCTACTCAAACCACGTTGATTGTCAACGACCCCGGACACGGCGCACAAACAGGGGACTTTGTAACGATCTCCGCTACATCGGGCGACGTAAATGGTGTGGCGGTATCCAACATAAACGGCGAACACCAAATCACGTATATAAGTTCCAGCACGTACTCAATTGTTGTGGATGGGAATGCTACGAGCAGCGGCACTCCTGCGGTCAGCGCAACTTTTGCCTATCAACTTACCACTGGTAGCTCCACATATACGGTGGGCGTGGGGTGGGGCGCAGGTGGCTGGGGCGGTTCTACGGGGCCAACAGCTACAACCACTTTAAACGGTGCTCTGGCCACAGTTGGGAACACCATACTATCCGCCGCCATCGACAGTGCAGTAACAACTATTGGCGTTGCCAGCACCGCCCCTCTTGCCGCGTCTGGTAGTGTTTTAATTGACAGCGAGATCATCTCTTACTCAGGCGTAACGGCTACGACTTTGACTGGTTGCACCCGTGCAGCAAGTGGATCTACCGCAGCCGCGCACGTTTCCGCTACTGGAGTGATTCAGTATTCCACGGTCACCATCAACGTCACATCAGCGGCAGCTTTTTCCGCCACGGGCACATTCAGTGTTGGTGGTGAAGTGATCTCCTACTCGGGCAAAACAGGCACTTCGTTCACAGGCTGCGTACGCGGCTATGCGGGGTTTGTTACTGCCCATGCCAGTGGAGCCAGCGTTTATCAGTACCCCTCTACTGCTACAGGTTGGGGCGTTGCGGCACCCGCAGGTCTTGGGATTGGCATTCAGTTGCGTTTGTGGAGCCAGTCAAACTTCGGTGAAAACCTTGTGTTTAACCCCCGTGGCGGCGCACTGTATTACTGGGACACCAACGCAAACCCCAACATTTTTAACAGAGGTGTTGAAATTGAAGCAGGCGCAACAGTTGCTGGCTTCACAGTTGATGCCACTTGCCCATCACTCGTTAACTACGTAGTTGTGTCCGATGCGTCCCGGTTTGTGATTGCTTTTGGTGCCAACCCAATCAACTCTGCGGGCACAGGTATTGAAAGCTACATAGACCCCATGCTGATTCGTTGGTCGGATCAGGAAAGCATTTGGACATGGACGCCAGCCGTTATCAACCAAGCTGGAGACTACCGGCTCAGCCACGGGTCATCTATCATCACGGCCCAGCAGACGCGCCAAGAGATTTTGGTCTTCACGGATTCGGCCATCTACTCCATGCAGTACCTGGGCCCACCCTATGTGTGGAGCTTTCAGATTCTGGGCGACAACATCTCCATTGTTGGTCCCAACGCGGTGGCTACCGCCAACAACATTACGTACTGGATGGGGTTGGATAAGTTCTATATGTACTCAGGCCGGGTGGAAACGTTGCCATCTACGCTGCGTGAGTACGTTTTCACTGACATCAATATTGCGCAGTCTTTCCAGTTTGTGGCGGGAACCAATGAGGGCTACAGCGAAGTCTGGTGGCAATACTGTTCCGCCACATCTAATGTGATTGACCGCTACGTCATATACAACTACTTGGATAATGTCTGGTACTACGGCGACTGGACAAACTATAACGGTGCATATCAAGGGCGTACAGCATGGCTTGACAGCGCACTGCGCCGATACCCTATGGCAGTAACTTATGGCTCTGCTGGTGGCAATGACAACGGAATACTGGTCTACCACGAGGACGGCGTTGATGATGGCACGGTCAACCCTTCAGTTCCTATTGTGGCCAATGTGCAGTCCTCCGACTTTGACATTGGGGACGGCAACAACTTTGGGTTTGTGTGGCGTTTGATTCCTGACTTGACGTTTGACGGCTCCAACGTGAACCAGCCGACTGCGTATTTCACTGCCATCCCAAGAACTTTCCCCGGCGCGGCGTATGGGCCTTCAAACTCCCCTGGCGTGACCAGCGCCCAGAACTATCAGAACCAGATCACGTACAACATACAGCAGTTCACTCAGCAGGTCTACGTGCGGATTCGTGGGCGGCAGATGGCGTTCAAGGTCAGTTCTGGTACTACAGGCAGCACCACAGACGGGCTGGGGGTGCAGTGGCAACTGGGTGCTCCTCGCATTGACATTCGCCCGGACGGCAGACGTTAATGGCAACTAACGTAATCACCAATCGTTATCGGCCTGTCGTTGCGCCGCGCCTGCCTTCGGCTCCGCAGGAATACAACGCCCAGTACCAAGAGCAATTCATGAACATCTTGCGGTTGTACTTCAACCAGCTTGATAACTTGACGGGCGTTGTGCTGGGTGAGTCTGGGGGCAGGTTTATTCGGTTTCCTTACGGGGCGTTTTCCAGCGATCAAGACCAGACCGCCACGGCAAATACAGCCACGCTGATGACGCTCAACACCACAGACTTTGCCAATGAAGTCAGTATCAGTTCGTCAAAGATCACGGTAGTAAATGCAGGGATTTACAACCTTCAGTTCAGTGCGCAGTTTCAAAACACCGACACCGCTTTCCAAGATGTCTACATTTGGTTAAAGCAAGATGGGGTAGATATACCGGGTTCGACTGGCTTTGTTTCTATTCCAAACAGGCACGCTGGAACAGACGGGCATTCAATTGTTGGCTGGAATTATTTTGTCGAGCTGCAGGCAAGCGACTACGTTGAGATTTACTGGTCTGTAACTAATACCGCTGTAAGTATCCAGCACCTCGCTGCATCTGGAACTCCAACCAAGCCGTCAACCCAGTCCGTCGTAGCAACGCTTTCATTTGTCTCGGCGCTCTCAACATGATACCATTTGAACAATTAACCAGGAGTACGCTATGAGCGGTGGCGGCGGATTCGACCCCGGCAAAGAGCTTGCCCAACTTGATAAAGATTTGAGTCTTTCACAGAATGCGCCGTTGATCGCTTCTGCGACTGCTACTTATTTTGGCGTGCCTTTGTCGCCTGTTGAAATGGGAGCAATTCTTGGGGCTGGCCGGGCAATTGACAAAGGCAGCATTAGCGAAGGCATAAATTACGGTCTTCAAGGTTACGCTGGCGCTTCACTTGGCGCTGCTGGTGCTTCCGCATTTGCCACCCCCACCCCTACTGGCGGGTACGACTCAGCGATTGGGTTAGATGCAATGTCTGGCGGAGAAGGTGCGGCGGTTCCTGTTACAACGGCAACTCCTGTTCCTGTGCCGGGGGCGGCTCCCGGCGCGGTTCCTATGGGCGGTCCTGATCTTGTTGCTAATGCAGGCGCGAGTACTGCCGCACCCACTCCTACTCCCGGCCTTCCAAGTCTGTTTGACCAAGCCACTACCGCATACGGAAAACTCCCTACCGTAGCCAAATATGGCATCCCGCTTGCCGCCGCTGCTATGTACGCAGATCGCAAGGGCGCTCCTCCCGGCCAAACCCCGTATGACGGCCCGCTAAATCAACTTAAGTACGACCCCAACCGCTACCAGCCACTTGAGGTCAAGCCGCCTACCCCCTACACCCCGGTGTACAAAGACTACCGCAACATGGCTGGCGGCGGTTTGGCTGACCTTGGTGATTACGCGGACTACGCAGGTGGTGGGCGCATGCTCAAAGGCCCAGGAGACGGCATGAGTGACAGCATCCCTGCCACCATTGCAGGCAAGCAACCCGCCCGGTTGGCCAACGACGAGTTTGTGGTTTCTGCCGATGTGGTGTCGGGCTTGGGTAACGGCTCATCGGACGCTGGGGCCAAGCAGTTGTACAAGATGATGGACCGGGTTCGCGCCGCCAGGACAGGCAAAAAGGCTCAAGCCAAGCAGATCAACCCGACCAAGTACATGCCAGCATGACGCTCACTGTCCAGCATGTTCCGCAACAGTACGCTGCCCAGACTTGGCCGCTGGTGGAGAAATTCATTGCTGCAACAGAAAAGTTTGGCGAAGACGACTACTCGCTTGAGCAGATCAAAATGTACGTCACGTTGGGACACTGGACTTTGTTAGTGGCTACTGACGAAGACAATCAAGTTAACGGGGCGATGACAATTGCTTTTCAAAACTACCCCAATGATCGGGTGGCGTTTGTGACCAGCGCCGGGGGTGCCGGGATTGTCAACGAGCCAGTACTGGACCAGTTAAAAGCGGTGTTGCGCGGCATGGGCGCTACCAAGATTCAAGCAGGAGGGCGTCCAGCCATGGTGCGTCTCTTGGAGAGCCAGGGATTTACACGGCGCTATACCGTGGTTGAAACAAAAATATGAGGGCATTGTGATGTTCAAATTTACCGACATACTTGACTTTTTCATGGGGCCACGCCTGTATGTGGGCGGAGGGGGCGGGCAACAAGCTCCTACGCAAACCACTGTTGCCAACACCAATATTCCTGAATATGCGCGTCCGTATGTAGAAACGATGTTGGGCACAACCCAGCAGCAGTTGTACAACTACGAGACTGACCCGGCTACGGGGCAGAAGTTTGCCACCAGCATAAAGGGCTACACGCCTTTTAGCGAAGACCCGTCCAAGTACGTTGCAGGGTTTAGCCCCATGCAGGAGCAGTCATTCAAGGGCGCGGCCAATATGGGCACTTCGCCTCAGTTGGACACGGCATCCGGGCTGGCAGGCTTGGCAGGCCAACGCGCCATGGGGTCCCAGTACGACCCCACGCAATTCAACGCCCAGCAAGCAACCGCGCCTCAGTTGCAACAGTACCAGATGGGGCCAGCACAGCAAGTTGGCACGCAGGATTACACGGGCTCAAACGTCAGCCAGTACATGAACCCCTACATGCAAAATGTGGTGGACATTCAGCAACGCGAAGCCCAGCGCCAAGCCGATATTGCAGGCACCCAGCGTGCTGGTCAGGCCGTGCGCTCTGGCGCATTTGGCGGCTCCCGTGCGGGGTTGATGGAAGCAGAAGCCGCGCGTAACTTGGCTACCCAGAAGGGGGACATCCAAGCGCAGGGGCAGAACGCGGCGTTCCAGAACGCGCAGCAACAGTTCAATCAACAACAGCAAGCCAACCTGCAAGCACAGATGGCCAATCAG